CTGGACAGCCATAGCCTACGCTACCTGCACTTATGTTATGATTGCACGTATTGACTCCATAGATTGGATGATGCTTACTGCCTACGCCGGTATTGTGGGTGGCAGCGAAGTAGCCAAGAAGTGGATCAATCTAAATGCCCCTAAGTAATCCACAGACAATTATATGTGAAGCACCATTTCGATTCAGGGTTGCGGTTTGCGGAAGACGTTTCGGGAAGACCCACTTATCTATCAGAGAACTTGCTAGATTTGCCAGTAAGCCCGACAGTAACGTATGGTATCTGACTAACAGTAGACAACAGGCAAAGAGTCTAGTGTGGAGTAAACTCAAGAAGAAACTTAGACACTTACATTGGATACGTAGCACTAACGAAAGCGAACTTAGTATAGAACTTGTTAATGGCAGTAAGATCAGTCTCAAGTCAGCAGAGCAGGGCGATAACCTACGTGGTGAAAGTTTATCCTTTATCGTAGTGGATGAGTTCTGTGACATTAACTTAGATGAAGTATGGGGACAGATTATTCGTCCCAGTTTATCTGACCAAAAAGGGCACGCACTATTCATAGGAACGCCCAAAGCAGGTAATCAAGCAGCCCGAGACTTATATGACAACTACCTTACTAAAAAGGGTTGGATGAGTTTCACGTATACTACAGCAGATGGTGGATTCGTAGATGATGATGAACTTGCACAGGCACGTGAGGATCTAAGTCCTAAAGTATTCTCACAGGAATATCTTGCCACGTGGGAAAACTTTGCCGGTATCATTATGTATGAATTCGGTGAGCATAACATTCAAGCAGTGGCAAAGCCTAATGAACACGAACCATTAGTAGTGGGCCTCGATTTTAACGTGACTCCACTTTGCGCACAAATTGGTAGACACACAAAGACTGGTATCGAGATATTTGACGAGATTGTATTAGAGAACAGTAACACTAATGAATTCTGTGAGGAATTACGTAATAGATATCCAAAGAATCCTATTACAGTGATGCCCGACCCTGCTGGACAACAACGCAAGACATCAGCGAATGGTAACACAGACATTAAGATACTTGAGATGGCTGGCTTTACTACACGCTACCATCGCAGTCATCCACTAGTTAAAGATAGAATAAATGCTTGCAATAGTTTATTCTTTAAGCGTGATGATAACTCAACTAGATTTAGGATTGATCCAAGTTGCAAATTCACAATCAAGTGTTTACGCAATTGGAGTTACAAAGAAGGAACTATGGTTCCCAGTAAGAGTGATGGATTTGATCACGCAGTAGATGCAATAGGATACTTGATTGAATTCCTATATCCTATCACTAAACCAGTAGAGCAACGAGCACCCACAAGATTTGGACATAAACTCGCTGCCTAATTATGCTAAATAAATTAATAAATGGAGCCAACTATCAATGAGTGAAGCCACACTATCACAAGCCTATTCCCAAGTAATGGGCACAAACTATCTATACAGCCGAAACGTTGAGAGATGGCAATTCCTACTCGATTCATATCAAGGCGGTCTAGATTATCGTAATGGAGCATATCTCCAACGCTATACACTGGAAACAGACACAGAATATTCACAACGACTAGCAAATACACCTCTAGACAATCAATGTAAAAGTCTAATTAGTCTTTACATTAGTTTCTTGTTTAGAACTTGCCCAGAACGTGAATTTGAAGGATTAGATTTCTATCCTGCTGTTGATGCAGTGCTAGAAGATGCAGACTTAGATGGACGTAGTCTAGATGCATTTATGAAAGATGTTGCAATATGGAGCAGCGTATTTGGTCACGTATGGATCTGTGTTGCTAAACCCAACGTGGGAGCAGTTACTCGCGCAGATGAGATGGCATTAAATGTTCGTCCTTATCTTGGCGTATATACTCCACTAAGTGTAATTGACTGGACCTGGGAACAACAACCTAATGGCGCTTATGCACTAAGTTACATTAAACTAATTGAAGAGATTAATGATACTTTCTCTGTGGTTAAAGAATGGACACGAGATACAATTACCAGCACTAAGATCAACGTTACCAAGAAGATGGCAGTTGAAAGTTCAATTGAAGTTAATGAACTAGGACGTTTACCTTTCATCTGTGCATATGCTGAACGTAGCCCAGTGCGTGGACTAGGCACAAGTCTTATCAACGATATTGCAGATCAACAACGTATGATTTACAATGAACTAAGTGAAGTATATGACAGCATCCGTCTTGACACTCACCCTAGTCTAGTTGCCACAGGTGATACAAACGTAAATGGCGCAGCAGCAGGTCAAGTTATTACTATGCCAGAGTCGATGGATCCTGCGCTAAAGCCCTATGTGCTTCAGTTCCAAGGTGGACAGATATCCAGCATCTATGACAGCATTAACAATCGTAAAAAGATGATTGATAGTATGGGTAATGTAGGTTCAGTTCGTGCTACAGAAAGCCAAGTAATGAGTGGCATCAGCAGAGAAGTTGAATTCCAATTGCTTAATGCACGCTTGTCTAGTATTGCTGATAACTTAGAACTTGCCGAAGAACAAATTTGGCAAGAGATTGCATTGTATCTAGGACAAGAGTGGGCAGGAGAGATTGACTACCCAAGCAACTTCTCATTACGTAATACAGATAATGCACTAGATCAATTAGTCAAGGCTGCTGGCACGGTTACAGATCCAGAATATAAGGTTCTTATAGAAGCAGAGATTATGAATACACTGGACTTAGAGCCACCGCAACACGAAGTAGATGAACTAATATTGGAAAGCCAAGGCTTGCCAGAACCTGATGAACTACAAGAAGCATTAGATGAACTTGCCCGTGTGCAGGCTAAACTAGATGCACTGTCTAATCCGGTATAAGAATTATATTTTTGTATAAATAAAGTATAACAAAGAGCAGGACTACTTGCTCATAAAAAACAATACTCACAATGTGAGGCGAGGACAACGATGACCCAACAAACAACATCGGCAACAACTGAGACCACTGAAGTCTCCGATACAACAAATCAGGCTGTTAAGACATTTACCCAAGACGAAGTTAATGCAATTATTGCACGTAACAAGAGTCAACTAGAGAAGAAGTTCACATCAAAATATGATGAATTGGGTGATCCAGATGAATTGAAACAAATCGTTTCACTACATCAAAAATCACAACAAGAGCAGGCACTCAAGCGTGGTGAGTTTGACAAGATTTTGCAGGAATTAGCAGCCAAGAAGGATGCTGAGATCCATAAGCGTGATAAGATGATTGAAGAGTTCAAATTGAATTCACCTATCCTAGATGCAGCCGCTCGTTTACGCAGTGTAAACCCAGAGCAGGTTAAATCATTAGTGCGTAACAACGTGCGATTGAATCAAGATGGTGAACCAGAAGTAGTTGATCGCGAAGGTAAAGTGCGTTATGACGATTCAGGTCGTGCATTAAGCGTAGATTCATATGTGCAAGAGTTCTTGTCACAGAATCCTCACTTTGTTTCTGCAACACCATCAACTACTACTGCCCGCAGCAATGTAGGTAGTGCTAAGACTTCAAAGATTGACGTCACAAAACTTGATATGGCTAACGCCGAACACCGTGCGATCTATAAAGAATATAGACAATCAAACGGTATAAAATAATATACGGAGTCCAATATGGCTAACGAATCAACAACCTCAACTCTCAACGACCTATTGCCTAGCATTGTCGCTGAGGCACTTTTTGTAGCGCAAGAGCGTTCTATTATGCGTCAACTAGTTCGCAACTATACCCTACCAATGGGTAATGGTAAAACTGTTACTGTGCCTGTTTACCCAGCACAGACTGCCTCTAGTGTAAACGAAGCGACAGACTTGACCAACACAAGCATCTCCACTGGCGGTGCAGTATTGACTGTTGGTGAAGTTGGTATTATGACCACTGTTACTGACTTGGCTCGCAATGCAAGTTCTACTAACGTTATCGCTGACGTTGGCCGTTTATTCGGTGCTGCTATTGCTGCTAAAATGGACCAAGACTTGATGGCTTTGTTCGCTGGTTTCTCAAGTGTTCTTGGTGATCACACTACTGCTATCAACGCAGCAGCAATCTTCCAAGCAGTTGCTAAACTACGTAGCCTAGGTGTTCCTCCACAAGATTTATATGTTGTATTGCACCCAGCAATTGCATATGACTTGAAGTCTAGCATTACTTCTACTTTCGCTGCTCCAGCAAGTATGTTAGGTAATGAAGCATTGGTATCTGGTTATATTGGTTCATTGGCTGGTTGCCCAGTATTTGAAAGTGCTTTTGTTGCTAATACCGGCACTGCTGGTGATTACACTGGTGCTGTGTTCCACAAAGATGCATTGGGTCTTGCTATGATGTCTGACATCAAGATCGAAACTCAACGTGATGCAAGTTTGCGTGCTGACGAATTGGTAGCAACTGCTGTTTATGGCGTTGGTGAACTTTATGACGGTTACGGCGTGAAGTTACAATACGACAGTTCTATTCTGTAATATAAAAGGTATCTAGACTATGGCATTCAACTATTCAGGTGCAACTTTCAACAGTTTCGCAGTCTATGCGGATGTCGCCGCTAGGGACCAACGATTCTTTGAGGCTAATGAAGGCTTCACATCAGGATCAGTAGATGATTTAATGAAGCAGGCTAGTCAGCGTATCCTAACACAGATTAGGAACACTGACTGGTGGAAAAGTTATCAGTTTGAACATAATACAAGTTTGAACAATGACGTAAGATTGCTACCCGCAGTCAATCCGGATTTGATAATTGCTCGTGAACAAGAGTTTAAGGACCTAAACGTGTATTTCGCAATGATGGAATACTTGCTACCTAAAGTAGCAGACTTTGGCAACGAAACAAGTGCTGAAGTTGTTAAGATAAAGTTCTATAAAGATCAGTTCACAGCACTGTTTAATGAAATCATTCAATCAGGCGACTGGTATGATTATGATGGAGATGACAGCATTTCTAAAACTGAGAAGAAACCAGTTAAACTTAACAGAGTAAGAGTAAGATGAGAACTGAACTATTAGCATACCTAAGCACTGCCTTAACTGGCACAATTACAGTATCTAATGAACTACCATTTGAACAAGGTGGTAGTGCAGTTTATCTTAAGAACAAACGTAAAGTTTATTTGGATGAACCTCAAGTAGAACAAGGCACTTTACTTTCAATAGTTAATGGTGCTGATGTAATGCAAAATATCACAACAGTCACAGCGTATCTAGCAGTAGATGCAAAGAATCGTAACGCAGATTTGAATTCAGCATTGGCGACATTGGCTCAGGCCAGGTTGTCCGCAACCCTTCCAACTTCTTTCAGAAAAGAATTTGACTATACTACATCTATTGAAGCAGACACTATGCTTTACGAGATGCAATATAGATTTCACACAATAGCATAAAGGAAAAGCATAATGGCTTATATTAACGCAGCATCAAGTGCTGACTTTGTTCGTGTTCTAGTTCGTATTAACGACGGCACAGCACCAGCAGAAGCAGACTTCCACACAAGTGGCACCGCATCAGCAGGAACTTTAGAAGTTCCAGCATTGCAAGACATCACTATCACTAACACACCTAGCACGTTTAGGTGGAAACAGTTAGATACAGCCTCAGAGAAGGTTGTTACATCTGTTAGTTCTAACAGTGTAAGCGGCACATTGGTTCTTGACCCAGCAACATTCTTCGGAACTGCTGGCACAGCACCATATGACGCAGTTGAAAAAGGTATCTTCAACTTATCAAATGAAAAGACACGTGTTGACTTCTTGATCGGCTTGTCCGGTCTAAGCACAGGCGATCGTTTCATTATGGGCACAGGCTACTTCAGTGGCGTTGCTCCTACAGTAAGTGCAGACAGTCCAGTTTGGACAAGTCCTATCAGTATTGAAACTGACGGTGACTTCACTGCTGGCACAGCGGCTTAATTTTTAATTAAGTAAGTTAAGCACCTTCGGGTGCTTTTCTTATGACTTGACGAACTACAACGAACTAAATACAAGTATAGATTTGGAGATGATATATGATATATGATGAT